TCGTAATAAAAAACTTATAGATTTAACAGAAACACCCAATTCAGTAAAATCTAAAATACTAAATAGCTTTGAAGAGCAAGATAAGTGGAACAACAGAGGTAAAGTATTTCCTTTCTTAGTGGAGAAACGTTGCCGCATGTTATTAGAGGATATAAAGGACTTCGTTTAGTATGGTAAATAAAACTACGTATAATGTATATGAGATTTTAGAACAAGTTTCTGAAGCTAAAGGTCGCACCGACAAAATAAATATCTTAAAATCAAATCAAAACAATTGGGCATTAAAGGATGTGCTTCGTGGCACCTTTGATGAAATAGTTGTTTGGAATTTACCAGGTGGTAAGCCGCCATATGAACCTGCGGATGAGAGATCTGTACCATCCAATCTAATGCAACATAATAGAAAATTTGCTTACTTCATTCCAAATGGTCCTGGTGCAAAAATGCCAGCAGTCAAGAGAGAAAAGATATTCTTGGATATATTAGAAACAGTACATCCAAGAGATGCAGAGCTTCTTGTTGGCATGATAAATAAAAAAATGCCTATAAAGGGTATTACCAAAAAACTTGTACAGGAGGCATTTCCAGATTTAATTGTTAAATAATATGTAACATAGGAGAAAGTATGAGTAGAATCCAACTTGATAGACTGAGAAAAGATTTAGAAGAATTAAACCTATACATAAATAAAATAGAAGAAAAGGGTAAAATGGATCTAGTGTTAAAGTTAAAACGCAAACGTGATTTTCTCGAAACAAAGTTGGAAGCTGCATAAAATATAAAGATTGGGGTTGCCAATCTGATTAAAAAAGGTTATAATGATGCCTACGTATACTATGATAAACGTATCTACAAGTGAAGAAAAGGAAATGATTTTATCTCTAGCAGAACGTGAAAAACTTCTGTCTACTGGCGAATGGAAACAAAAGCTGAATACACCTAACTTTGTTACTCAGCATGGTTCCACGCTAAATAAAGCTGGTGACGGTTGGAAAGACGTTCTGCGAAAGATAAGGTCTGGTTCTGCTACAGATAATAAGATAGATGTATAAATGACTAGACGCACCAAGAGTTTGAACAACTCTATGACTGTAAGGTTAGCTGATCTTTTACAGTATGATCCGCTCACCGCTAACCAAGAAGCTGCATACACGGCATGGGATGAGGGGGATAATTTGGTTCTCACTGGATCGGCGGGAACAGGAAAAACCTTTATTGCTCTATATCTTGCTTTAGAAGATGTGCTAGACGATCAAGAATATGAAAAACTAGTTATCATAAGATCCATGGTTCCAACAAGAGACATGGGGTTTCTACCAGGAAACAAAGAAGAAAAAGAAGATGCTTTTACTTCCCCATATAAAAATATATGCCAAGAATTGTTTGGCGATAAAAGTTCTTATAGTAAAATGTTAACTTCAAATCAAATAGTATTTGACTCAACGTCATTTATTAGAGGAACCACATACGATAATTCTATAATAGTAGTAGACGAAATGCAGAACCTAAACTTTCACGAGTTAGATTCTGTAATCACTCGTGTGGGTAAGCATAGTAAAGTAATTTTCTGTGGTGATTATAAACAAAGTGATTTTAAATTTGATGATGAGAAAAGTGGTATTATGAGATTTTTACAAATAGTAGAACAGTTAAAGAACTTCACGATAGTAAATTTTGGTTGGGAAGATATTGTACGTTCTGATTTTGTAAGAGATTATATAATGACAAAAGAAATGTTAGGATACTAAGAGGAAAAAATGGCAAAATATTCTAGATTCGATTCACGTAACAAAAAACGTGGTAAACACAAGTCTGAGTCTATTGAAAAGGATTTACGTATTAGAGAAGTTTCATCTAATATCAATAATAGAAAAATGCTAAACGAAGTTATGTATGACGATGAGTATGATTATGAAGAGCTTGAGCCGCAGCAACTACGGGGATAATCCTGACTTCGTACATATTTTCAAAGCTACTTCACACGATCATTATAAACCAATGTTTTTAAAATCTATCGAAGAAATGATAGAAAAAAATAATATTGAATTAAATGAAAAGGGTTACTATTACGATTATAATATACCAAAAGCACCAAGAACTTATGCTACGCTAATGGATCAACTTTTATATCCGTATGCTGTTGAGCTTGGAGAGATGTATGGTTTAGTTCCAAGTCTTAAGTACAAAAAATATTGGTTTCAGCAATACTTTCAAAATTCAGATTTTGGTTGGCATCAGCATAATGGGCATTGGGCTTGTGTGTATTATTTAGAACTTCCTGAGATAACTGAATCTACTGAGTTCTTAAACTACGGACAATTTAATATAGAGGAAGGTGATATTATATTTTTTCCGACATTTTTAGTGCACCGTTCACCTAAAATTATAAGTAACCAAAGAAAAACTATTATAGCAACTAATTTAGATTTCAACGTTGACAGAAAAATGATAGAAAATTATGGCGAAAAATCTTTTAAACATTGACGATCATTATTTAATATTTCCAAAGGACAGTTGGGGTGGTACAGATCTAACTAATCCTGACATGGTTAATCCGTGGATAGAAATACAAGCATTGATCAATCCTAAAAATGTAATCGAAATTGGTATGTGGGCAGGACATGCATCTTTAGTAATGATGACTGTATTTAAAAATCTAGAATCCTTGACAAGCTATGATCCATCTGATACGTCTAAAATTAACGCAAGACAAATAAAAAAGTTTTGGCCTCAGCATACTTTTTATCAACAGCCTATATGGGGTAAAGAGCATAGACATGATGATATTGATTTGATCTTTGTAGATGGAATGCACACAGGAGATAGTCCAACAAGAGATCTTAGTTCTTGTATGAAAATAAAACCAAGATACATATTAATGGATAATTTAGAAATGGTTGATGTTCGTAAGGCAGCTAGAAACGTATATAGATTATACGGTAAAAAATATGAACCTAAGTATTTCTTTTATGTTAATGAGAAATACAGTTCAGAACAAAACTATACTATGATTTCACCTGGTATAATGGGTCTTTTTAAAATGGAAGGTAATTATGACAATTGAAGAAATTCTAAACAAGCGTTATCAATGGGAATGTCTCGTAAGTTATCGAAAATCATTTGATCTTCATAGTTATGAAAGTGATATAGATAATCTAAAGAAGTTTATTGATCATGGTCATAAAAATAATAGATTTCGTAAAAACTTTGAGGCTGCTATGGAATTAGCAAAAGAGATTGTCGCATACTATGAGCAACCTATGGGAATATTGGATAAATGATTGGCGTGATAATTATGGATTAGATACCATAAGATGGAAAACTACTGTCGGAATTGGAGACAGTATGTATGGCCTTAACATTGCTTATATGAGAGCATTTGTTAATCAGAAGCCAACCAAATTTCAGTTGCATTTTTTTCACAATAAAGACTATGTTCATCATTATGAAGATCCTGAGAGTGTATTTGAAAGAGTAGAATATATTCGTGATAGGTATATGTGGAAGGATATTGTCGATGTTGAATATGTTTTTGAAAGTGATGACTATGCATTGTATAAAGAATTTTATCAAGGTATAACCAGAAGAAATAGATCAGAGCTATATAGGTATTGGGCGCTAGATCCTACAATAGACACGACTCCGCAATATGGCAAGATTGTAATCTGGCGTCCAACTTTTAATGCGAGTCAGCAAGTCGGTAATTCTAAAATGATATTACTAGATTGGGAGTGGGACAGACTTTTAGATAGACTAAGAGATTTTGGCTATGATGTAGTAGAAATAGATTATAGAACTCCTATCAGAGAAGCACTTTATCATATAAAAACTTGTGAATGCTGTTTATCATATGAAGGAATGTGGCACTACATCAGCAAGAATTTGTTTAAACCTCATATAGTGATAAGCGAATCTTCAATATCTAGTTGGCATACTCCTGCTGCAATTGTTACAAAAAATAATTTCTATATAGATAGAGACTTGAAAAAATTAGAATATACAATAGAAGCGGCAACCGAAAGAGTTGAAACCTACAAGAGAGTTTTTTTTAATTTTGTAAATGGATGGTGAGATGCAAATAGATAGGGCAGTTATAGAAATACAAGGTGGTTGTAATTACACATGTCAAATGTGTCCACAGACACATCCTGATGGGACTACAGGCGCACGTGGTAAAAATTGGATGCGTAAAATGCCTTTAAGTGAATTTGAAAGGTATGTCGCTGAATGTGCAGAAGCAGGGTTAAATGTTGTAAACCTAGATGGATCAGGCGAAGCTACCATATCTCTTGACTTACCGAAGTATATTGAAATAGTAAAAAAATATAATGCACAGTGTGTAATCTTTTCAAATGGTTATCGTATGAATGGTAACTTTATGGAAGAATGTGTAGATGCAGGATTAGATTTTTTTAGATTTAGTATCATAGGCTACAATTATGATAAATATAAAGAGTGGATGAATAGTGAGAATTTCTATAGAGTTTTGTCTAATCTACACGAAATGAAACGATATGTTGTTCGCTCTAAATCTAACTGTGTTGTTGCAACATATCATCTGATATTAGATAATGATAATATTAATTATGAAGTTGAAGAGTACAAAAAAATTGTCAAGTCTGCTAATGTCAAAACTGAAATTTGGAAAATGCATAATTGGAGTGGAGTATATGAACCTGAATATGACAGAGTTGGTAAAAAGAAAACTTGTGGACGCCCTTTCAGCCCTGATCTCGTTATCCGTGCTGGTGGGCTTGATGGCAATACCGGTGCTATCCATCCTTGCTGCCAAGTATTAGGTAGGGATGATGAAGCTGTTTTAGGACACGGTTCACTTAACACACTTGAAGATATTTGGTATGGTGACGCTTATAATACACTGAGAAAGCAACATGAAATGGGAGACTTCCCAAATTACTGTAAGGACTGTGATTTCTTAATTGACGATCCTGAAGTTTTGGTGTATACTAATCATGGACGTGAAAACTATAAAATGTATGGAACAAAATTTAATTTGGACGATTACAGATGACAGATTTTACAGAAGATCCAATATACCTTCCAAAAGACACTAAGGTGTTTATTATATGTGATCCAAACGACATGTACAGTATGGAAGGTAAAAGGAGAGTTGAGCATGAATTCCGTGTGTTTGGTTATGATAACATTAGTATACAGTACTACGTTACATTAGATCAGATAAACGATTCTGTTAGAAAGCTTGGCATAGATCTTCCTGTCAGAAAAGAAACAATGGGAATAGCAGGAGTTTATGAGTGGTACACCTTTGCCAATGTTTTAAAGAAAGCTAGGATACTTGAAAATATGTTTATTGTGGCATTTAGTTCAAGTAGTTTGACTAAGGATATACCAAGAAGAATTCGAAGGTTAGATTCTACTTGGTATCATGATAAAGATATTGCTGTTCTCAATAATTTTGGAGCGCAAGACATATTAGATAAGGCGCAGAATTTTAATATTATTAGAAAAATGACACAGAAACCACCAAGAGAAATCATAAGATCTTTTAGACCTACAACATGAAATATAAAATTATGATGATTGCTATGAGTGGGCATCCTATATCTGTGATGTATCAGAGAAGTGTTCTACCTTCATGGGAAAAATTTAATCATAAAGTTGAAATTTTTGAAGCCGTGACGCCAAAAGACTTAGTGTATAAAAACAAACTTGAGTTTGGTAGGTTGAGAAAAAGAGAGTTTACTTCTACAGAAAAGGCTGTTTGGTATAGTCACTTTGAATTATGGTGTGCGTGTTTACGTAAAAAAACTCCAGTGGTAATTATAGAACATGATTCAAAATTGGTAAAACCTTTACCTGACATGTCTAATGAAGGATATAAATTTCTATCTTTTATAAACAGAGATTACGGTAATAAGGGTAAACATATAGCGCCAGGTTCAGGTTATTATATAACTCCTACAGTTGCAGAAAGATTAATTTCAAACGCTGTGTGTAAACCAATTACAGTGAATAGCGATGGTCACATAGGTATCACTTTAAATTTTCCAAAACAAAATAAAATGAATGACTTTTACTATATTGAACAGATTAATTTTGATGGACTAAATACAATAGATCACCGAAATCAAAATAGAAAATTTATAGGTTTAGATTATGAAAACTTTGATTTACCAAGTATACACGGGCAAGCGTAAAAATTTATATGACTTTTGCACAGCATCAGTAAAAGCCTACGCAGAGAGAATAGGTGCAGACTACATCCGTCAACGACAACCTATTCTGATGATCAGACCGGATCCTTTTAATACAAATCGATCCAATGAGTCTTATATGAAATACGGTGGGTTCTTACCTATCTACGAAAAAGAAAATGCTTTTACATATCTCAAAACATATGATCAAGTAGCAGTTATTGATGCGGATGTGTTCATTCGTTCCGAAGTTACGGACTCTATTTTTGATGATGTTCCCTTAACATTTGATTTTGGTGCTGTGGTTGAGCGGGATATGCCAATCACAGACAAATATAAGAATAAAATATCAAACTATTCACGTATGCAATACGGCACAATCAAGACTGTGGATTGGAAATGGGATAAACTAGGTGCTGAGTTTATGAACATGGGTGTCATGGTTCTTAACAAAGGTTTGCTAAAATATTTGAATGGCGAAACACCTGCACAGTTCTTACGCAGACCTAGATTTAAACCTTTCGTTGACGGACTTGGACCTTGGAAATGGTCAACTGATCAAACGCTTCTTAATGTTTGGATCAGAGAAGAAAAGATGAATATAAAAAAGCTTGACTGGAAATGGAATGGCTTGTATACTGCTAACAACCGTATCAAAGAATGTAACTTTGTTCATTTCTTTTTAAAAGATCATTTGCCTAACAGAGGCGAGAATGTAGAAGAGTTGATGAAAGATATCTGATGAAGAATATTATTCTACAGCATTGGACAGGTAACCTGAGAGAACTCGAAAAGCTCTCTATGGAAAATATGCAAGCCTATGCAGAGTTTTGTGGTGCAGAGTATCGCTTGATCAGAGGTAATCTATTCAATCCTAATCTCAGACCTGAGTGTCAGAAAGTCTATATGCTAGACGAAGAGTTTGATGACTATGATACTGTGGTCATGGTTGATATGGACATGTTCACACGTAAGAGTATGACAAAGAATATCTTTACAGACACACGTGGTATTGGTAGACACTATAAAGTACAGCCAATCCTAAGAGAAGGTATCGGTAAACGTTTACCTCATTTGTGTGATCCAAAATATCCTTATTGGGGGGGTTCTATCTATCGCTTGGAAAAAGATATGCGAAAGCGATTACGTAAACATATTGTGCCTCTTAATATGTTAAACTTTAATCAACACAATGTTGACGAAGGTATCATGCATCATCTAGCCACAATGGAAAAGCTAGAAGAAGATGAGAATACATATCTAGACAGGCAACAGTGGAACTATTCTAGTTTTGATGAAGGTGTAGAAGATGCATACATTATTCATATTCGAACTAAAACCAAACCTGGTGGACCGAAACAAAGCAAACTAACAAACTATAAAGCTTTGGCAGAAAGAGGATTGATATGAGTAATAAATGGCAAGAGTTTTTAGTTAAAATAAAAAGAGAGCTAGAAGTTTATGGAGATTATTTTCTGCAAGGACAGACAATATCGCATACTATGCATCCAAGAAATAATTACTATCAGTTAGCAAAAGGATTATATGATTATCTAAAAGATAACAATTTTAATTTCTCTTTTATTACAGAGCCTACCTATGGTGGTCCACATATTGTTTATAATGGGTTAAGTCTAGTCACGCTTCAATCTCTTTATAACATTTGTTTAATTTCCGAAAAATTTGGGAACATCAACAACTTTGATCATATAGTAGATATTGGTGGTGGATATGGAAATTTATGCAAGATGACTTTTGATTTGGGCTTTAAGGGTAAGTACACCATATACGACTTCCCTGAAGTAAATCAAGTTCAAAAGAAATTTTTAAATAACACTTGTGCAATGAAAAATATTGAATACAAACAACTTCAAGACGATTGGGAAATTAACGATAACTCTTTGTTGATAGCAACGTACAGTATGAGCGAAATGCCTATAGAAGATAGAGAGATTGTATCTAGTAATTTAGACAAGTTCAAATCTGTATTTGTGATCTATCAAAAAGCATTTGACAATATGCAAAATAAAGAGTATTTTAACTCATTAGTAAAGAATCATCCTGAATTTGATTTTAATAGTGTTTTATGTTCTTTACGAAAAACAGAAGTAACTATATTGTCTGGAGAGAAAAAGTGAAAGTAATGATCACAGGTATGGCGGGGTTTATTGGTTACCATACTGCTATTAAGTTTAAAGAGTTAGGTCATGCTGTTTGTGGTTTTGATAACTATAACGGCGTTGTTTATGAAAAAGGGATCAAAGAAGACAGGGCCGAAAAACTTTATGAAGATCATTATATTCAATGTGGTTGTGTAGATTTAAAAGATGAAAGAAGTCTATCAAATTATGTTATGGAACATAAACCAGACCTTGTTATTCATTTAGCAGCACATCCAGGTGTTCGTATATCAATGGATATTCCAAATGACTATATTGAGAATAACATTGGTGGTACACAAAACCTAATCAAAGTCTGTGAGTATTATGGTATTGATAATGTAATATATGCTTCTACATCTTGTACCATGCACGGTAATCCTCTGCCATGGTCACCTGATGAGAAGCTAGGTCCACAGCTAAGTCCATATGGATTTAGTAAACAGACAAATGAAAATCAATTCAATATATCTAAGATAAAGAATGCAGTAGGTCTGAGGTTCTTTACTGTCTATGGTCCATGGGGCAGACCTGATATGGCTTTGTATACTTTCACTGAGAACATTATAAAAGATAAACCTATTGATATTTACAATGATGGTAATATGATCCGTGACTTCACTTATATTGATGACATCGTTCAGGGTATTGAGATCGTATCACGAAATATGTCTGAGCGTGAAATATATTGCATAGGTAATGGAAAACAAGTACAGTTGATGGAGTTCATCGATCATATTGAAAAGAACTTGGGTAAGACTGCTGAAAAAGTTTACAAACCAAAGCATCCTGCAGATGCACTAGAAACTTGGTCAGATACAAAAAAACTACAAGCACTAGGATATGAGGCAAAGACACCAATCGCAGAGGGTGTAGCAAAATTCATAGAATGGCATAGGAATTATTATGGACGAAATATCTGAAAAGATAATCAACGAAAACAACATCAATGTTGTTTACGACATAGGAGCTTATAAGGGAAGTTTTTCTATTAAAGCTAGTAAAACTTTTCCAAATATTTGCTTATATATGTTTGAAGCAAATCCGTATAGACAATCACCCATACCAGTTACCGATAAAATAAAATGGTTTAATGGCGTTTTGTCAAATGTAAAAGATGTGATAATTAAATTTTACTACAGAAATAACACAGGAGATAGTTACTATAAAGAAAACACTCACAATTATAATGATGATGATTACAAGCTTTTAACCACAACCACACTAGAAGATATAATATTAAAAAATGATTTAAAGCTTCCACAGTTTATTAAGATTGACACTCAAGGTTCTGAGTTGGACATTCTTTCTAAAGTAGATTTATCGGAGTGCGTTGCTATTCACTGTGAAGTTCCTGCAGAAGGGCAAGTATATAATCATGGTGCGCCATCCTATGAAGAATATATGGCATTCTTTAGTTCTAAGGAGTTCATATATAATAGGGTAGTGAAAGATCATGTGAAGGGTAAAGTAACCATGCAGCATGATATAATCTTTAGTAAAATAGCAGTATAATGAAAACAGCGATTTATCAATATTGGGACGGAATACCAAGACCATCATGCTATGCAGGTGTTCGTAATATGAGAGAGTATGCAGACCGTATCGGTGCAGACTATAAGTTCGAACAAAATCCAAACTGGCTACGCACTAGATGGAAAATAGAAAACGGTGGATACTCTGCACACTATGGAGCGTTCAAACCACTCTTTGAATCTGCATGGGATGAATACGACAAAATCCTTTTTGTAGACACAGACGTATTCGCAGTCGATAGACTTGAAGAGAATGTATTTGATCATTTCCTTGGTGAGATTGGTATCTGCGACGAACCATTTCAGCCAAAGCAAAGGACCATCACCAAAGGTCGTATCACATCTGAGCAAGATAATCGTTGGGCAAATATGGTAAAAAAACACTACGGTGTAGAAGTTCCAAGAACAGATGATGGTCTTGTGCGTGTCTTTAATACTGGTATGGTTTTATATTCAAAACAAGGCAGACTGAAAGCACAGAAAGATTTTGACAAGTTTGACAACTATATCAGACTTGTAAGAAATGCAGGGTTAGATTCATTTTATACTTGCGATCAACCTTATCTTCATGCTATGATGTACGCTAAAGGATTCGATGTTCAAGAGATGGATAATAACTGGAATAGTTATGTTCATGGCACAAGAGATACTCATCATGAAAAAAGATACATTGTAGATCATCGCACATCAGAAACCAAGTTTGTGCATTGTCAGTTTCCTGGTGCAGACAACATGAATGAAGAACAACTCCTAAGAGTGGTAAACTTACCTAGAGAAGAATGGAACTATGAAATCTAAGATATTTGGTATTGGCTTGTCTCGCACAGGTACTACGTCACTTAATAATTTTCTTCTTAAGATAGGATATAATGTCATACATTATCCTAGACAAGAGCAGCTATATGAGTTTAGTAACGATGGAGCTACGGATATATCTGTTATACCTTATTATAAAGATCTAGATAGATTATTCCCTAATAGTAAATTTATTCTAACTACAAGAGATAAAAATCAGTGGTTAGACTCTATTGCACCATACTTAGAGCGTAAGAGAGCTTGGCAGCAAGCAAGGTGGCAAGTTAAACTTAGAGAAGACATCTATGGTACTTCCTTTCCCAATAGGGATCAAGCAGCTAGGGCATGGGATAAGCACGGTTACGATGTGTATAAATACTTTGAGAATAGACCTAATGATCTCATAACAATAGATATCGTTGGTGGGGATAGCCCAAAGGAGTTACTAAAATTTTTAGGTAAGCCTGAGAATTTAGTAAAGAGTTTTCCTCACGATAACAAATTAAAGAGGAAGTGATGGATCTTCAATTAAATTTAAAAACTAATTTTACTGCTTTAATTATTGCTGACTTGAATGATCGTGCTTCAGTAGTAGGTGCTAGAAATGTTATGCAATCTATAAGAAACACTAAAAGCACCATTATACCCTTTCTAATACAGGCTACTACTCCTCAGACTTTAGAAGAAGATTTAAAAACTTTTGGGTTGAGTAAAGCAGATTGGACTTATCCGAAAGTTCCAAATCAAACCAAAATAGATATTAAATCAGGGATGCACTTAACTGGTTACAATGCCAAAGATCTTGATAAGGTTATTTCTTGCACAGTATCTCATATGAGAGTTTGGTATATGTCGGCAATGTTAAATGAAACGATTTGTGTATTAGAGCATGATGCGGTGTTTACAAGACAACTTGTCACGAAAACAACTGATGAGTTTGATAGTGCTGGAATTATAGGTTTAAATGATCCAAGAGGGGCTACTAGAAAAGCTAGTGTTTACTTAGATAGGGTTATTAGTGGTCAAAGAAAGACGACAAAGGAAGGAACTTTAACTTATGTGGATGCACCTTGGATAGATAATAATAGAAATGCACCTCAAGGTATCGCTGGTAATTCTGCATATATAATTTCACCATCAGCAGCTAGAGCGTTGCTGAGAAAAGTTGATGAGATGGGATTGTGGCCTAATGATGCTCTTATGTGTAAACAGTTTTTACCATATCTAAAACAGGCATATCCTTTCTATACGACAGTTCAAGGAATCAAATCAACCACTACGAGTTAAGAATGAAAAATTTTGTTATTACTATTAGTCAAAATGAAAAGTCAGTGGAAGCTGCATCAAAATGTATAAAGTCTGCTGCAAAGTATAATCTTGAGGTTGACTACTACGATGCCTTTGTGCCAGAAGAGGCAAAAGATTTTATTAGTGAACAAAAAATTAACGATAATTTATTTAATAATGATAAATTTTCTAGAGAAGACAATGCACGGGCCGCATTTTGCTCTCATTTCTCCATATGGCAATTTTCAGCAGAGAATAACGAAGAAGTAACTATCTTTGAACATGATGCAATAGTTGTTGATTATATTCCAAATATTGGTTATAATGGTTGCATATCCTTTGGTAAACCTTCTTATGGTAGGTTTATCCAACCACCAACTCTTGGGAGACAACCTCTGATATCCAAAAAGTATTTTCCAGGCGCTCATGCATACAGATTAAATCCTGCAGGAGCAAAGGCTCTTATCGAAGAAGCAAGGCTGCAAGCAAGACCTACTGACTTGTTTTTAAACATTGCATCTTTTCCATTTCTAGAGGAATACTACCCTTGGCCGGTAGAAGTAAGGGAAACATTTAGCACAATTCAAAAAAAAGAAGGCTGTATAGCTAAACACATGTATAATGAGAGTTATGTTCTAGAGGACGTATAATGAAAAATCTTTTTATTACCGGTTATGATAGCAATACTGAGTGGATGTTAAAATGGTTTTTAAAAAACTTCTATAACAATTCTCATACTGCGATACTACCTTATGACTTCGATGAATTTAAAGCACCAACTCAAGGTATGATGAATTGGTTCAAGAAACCATTTGCAATGTTAGACGCTGCTTCAAAAGCGAATAAGGTTTGTTGGATAGATTTAGATTGTGAAATAAAGGAAAACATAGACGGTATATTTGATTTGATAGAACCAAACAAATTGGCTATGGTAGAAGATCTACCGTGGACAAAAAGAACTAATCAAAAATGGCACAACTCAGGAGTTGTTGGATTTCAAGGTAAGCCAAAGATACTACAAGAATGGGCAGCAGAGGTCGCACTAAATCCCCCAATCCGTGGCGATCAAGAAGTCTTACATTCTATGATGACAGATAGTTTAAAAAGAATGATACATATAACAGATCTACCAAGAGAATATAATACCTTGCGAATAGATTTTATAGATGGTACTAATCCAAAGAATCCAAAGATAGCCCATTGGACTGGGCAAAAAGGAAAAGAACATATTAGGAAAATGATTGATGAGTAGAGTGGCACATGTTATTGGTAATGGCGATCAAGCACAACTGTACAGACCGTCAAAAGGTATAAAAATTGCTTGCAACCAACCACCCTTGGAAATACCAAATTTGTATGCGTCTTGTATTGTAGACTTTAAAATGTCTGCTGCACTCACAGAAGGCAGTGTAATCATACCTGGAGATTGGGTTTGTGGATATAGACCTAAAATTTGGTACGAACAAAATAGAGGAAATTTTAAAATGCGCTTTGGTCATAAGATCAAAGAGTTCTATACAGTTATACCACCATATACAAAATTAAGCCCAGAAGAAAATATAGGCAATATGTATACTAATTTTAATTGTGGACATATGGCAGTTCACTATACGGCTAACAGATTAAAGCCAGATACTTTACATATGTATGGATTTGATTCAATATTTGATATGAACATGAGAAGCTATACCGATTTAGTTTTAAATTCAGATAGAGGTGCCTCAAATAATGTCAGACTGGCAGATAGATGGAGACCTATTTGGAAAGGCATTTTTAATGAGTTTAAAGACATAACTTTTGTTATACATCACAATCATGATCAGGCTAAAATCGAACTGCCTGACAATGTAGAAATTTACGCACATAAAAACTCTTGACAAAGTTATTAACACAGTATAGTATATACTTGGGTTAACAACAAGAGACTCAACATGATTGTCGAATTCGAAGGCAAGTTTGCGAAAACAAAAGAAGATATGATCTGTAATGCTATAGCCTACGGTGCGTCTAAACTTTTCCCTGACAACGATGATGTTTATATAAATATTAGTGCGATAACCAAAGAGGGATTATACGGAGATTGCATGTATGAAGACGATGATGAGTTTACCATCCGTCTTAACAAAAAACTTTCTATTCAAGAATTAGTACGTACAGTTCTTCATGAACTTGTGCACGTCAATCAATTTCTAAATTGTTTGATTATGGATCTTGATAGTCCATACGAAGAGCGTTGGCAAGAAATCGAAGCACATGCAATGGAAGAAGAACTTGTAAAGGGATTTAACCAATGGAACTTAACGACAAATACTGTCTAGAAATAATTGATGACAGTATGAACATGATCGTGCCGTGGTATCTAATGGCAGCATATGCCTACTATGTTGATGACGATCCAATAATAACAGATAGCGTTTTTGATAGACTAGCCAAACAAATGCTAGACATGTGGGACATGATCGATCATGTACACAAAGATTTAATTACGAAGGACATGCTAGAAGCAGGTACGTATCAAGGAGAATACCCATCACGTATTAAATACGCTGTTCAAGCTTTGAGGAGTAATATAAAATAAATGACAAAAAACGAATTGATTGATGCATTAACAAAATTAGATATAGAATTTATGGTAAAGAAAGAAAACACATATTCAGATGAACAAAGAGGAAATCTAGTGACTGTGAGATTTTGGTGTGCAGATGAGAAAGAGGGTTGACACGCCCTCTTTTTTGCTATAGGGTGATTCTGTAACAAGGAGATGGTTATGCAAGAACAGATAAACACCTTAATCGAAAACATCAAAGCTGACTACGTTGGCTTTAAACAACGGTGCGGTTCTTCTGATACTTCTGTTGGTCAGAAAATGATCAAAGAGTTTAATGAGGGTATCGGATATACTGTTGGTAAGAAATACATCAAAGTCACCAAAGAGAATAATGGCTGTGTTTGGGGATTTGTTGTCAATACAGATGATGATAAAAAGTTTCGTAAAGGCGATATCTTGAAACCTGCAGGTTGGAATACTCCTGCACGTAACAAAGCACGTGGTAACATCTTAGATGGCGACTACGAAATTCAATGGACAGGTCCTCTTTATCTTTAATTAGGACTTGACTTCAAGTTAAACAAATGCTAGTGTGATTCTGTAATCAGAGGAGATACTATATGAGTTATGTTCACTACATTAGCTACCAAGACATTGCTGATGGAAAATGGGAGACTTATAGAGGGTATTGCTTTGCTTGTCGGAAAATAAATCAAGAGCCTGTCTCTGAATTACTTTTTCTAAACATATTACGGCATGGTTGTTCTTGGTAAAATAACAAAGGAGAAAAGATATGGGTGCTATGAAACAATTAGTAATTGAAGAAGAAGAAAAGATCGGTAGTGAGCTACAAGATCAAGTTTTCTTCTATGATGATTTCTCTGAGTTTTGTAAAAAAGTGTATGCAACATACGAAACAAACTGGTACCTAAAAGATAAGGTTATCTGTAAAGAGTACATTGATGAAGTTGCATATCATATATGGAATGTAAAGGAAGTCTAAACGATGGTTAAGTTCAAACAGTTTTTAGAAGAAATGGAAAACACTGTAGTTTATAACGGTTACACTCAAGGTCAATTGATTGAAGCGTTTAATAAGTTGACCGAAGGAATGGAAGATTGGAAAATGCCTATCCGTTCAGTTATTCACACAAGTGAGTGGAATATTATGCAAGATGCGTGTGTTTATTTTACAGGCACAAAACTCTTTCAAACTGCTTGTAACGGTGACGCAACAATGAACGTTGCAGCACCAGGTTATTACTGTATGGGTATAGGTCAATGAAGATAGAAATGGTTGAAATTGGTGGTTTGGATTGGAATGATTATCCAGACTTTTGCGATGCTTATATTGAAGATTGTGAGGTGGACGGTGAACCTGCTACCGAAGAACAGTTGGATATAATAAATGCAGATGCTCAACTAGTTTACGAATTAGTTGAAGAACATATTCATTAAGAGGGTTGACAACCCTCTTTTTTTATTGTACGGTGATTCTGTAACAAGGAGACATGATAATGCTTGCCTATTGTGATTATATTGCT